ACTACGCTTTATAAAACACAATAAAGCATAATTACGCATTATAAAGCATAATAAAGCATAATTTCTCTTTAATCCCCTCCCTTTTCTAAAAACTATGGCAACAATTTCCTTAAACTCTCTATATCCCCCTCAATGCTTAAAATAGTTTCCTCAAGATGAGTATCCCAGTCAATAGAATCTACAGCATACTCGTTCATAAATATTAATGCGCTCTCAGCCTCCTCTTTAATACTACAAAGCCCCCGATTAACGGCATTATCACAAACCTCCACCTCCCTTATAGAATAATTATCGACAAACTCATCACCCTCTACTTCATTCCCCACGTTTTCTTTAACAAAATCCAAAAAATCCCTTTCAAATTGGTTTACTTCCAATTTTAATTCATCTTCCGAAAGCTCTTTCCGAAATAATTTATCTACATAAAAACTTACCTTAAATCTCACCATTTTACTCGCCTCCTTCTGCTTTATCACAAATTACGCCGTTTTCAATTTCTCCCCTAACCCGCTCCTTAATAGGCTTAATACTAAGACCATAAAGGTTTAAGCCACCAGAACACGCTTTATACTCTTTTATAGCCTTTTCCTGCGATAACTGCCCCACCGTATTATCCTCAGTCGGACACACGCCAAAAACACAGGATACATAATTAACGAATTCAGACCAGTTTTCTACGTCCCTGCCGTAAACTCTAACGTAGGCGTTCTTTTTTAGTTCACTGCTTTTAAGGCATATTTTCATTTTATTTCGCCTCCCTTTTGCTTTATCTCCCTTAAATGTTCTTTAAACCTTTGTTGTGCCTCTTTTCTGGAATAACCACAGTAAACCATTCCAATAAGGGTGTTTCCTACAATTTCAGTTAAATAATATGAACCATTCAAGTTCTGGATTACCACCATTTTCTAACCCTCCGTTTTCTCCTCCCAGATACTTTCTATGTGTAGCGTCATTTTGATACCTTAACCTCGACAATTACCCTCAAATTATGCCTACTGCCCTTAACCACAACCCCAAAGCTCACAGTCCCAATACAGAACGTGAACGCAACACCAAGAATCTTTGTTGCAGTTGCCGAGATGACCGCATTACCTGTATGTTTAGTCCTCATTTTCATGACCTCAACAGTCGGACAACATCAGCACGCACCAGCTTATGAACGCCAACAGAGGCGAGAAAATACCGCTGCGGGCAATTGTCGAGTTTTTCGAGGACATAACCTAATGAAACAAACTCCTCGCGCACGTTCTCCAACAGATTAGCGAGCTCCTCCGCTTTCATCACTTAAGTATTAGCAGTATAGTATAAAAAGCAATATGATATATATCATAATGATATGAACATAAGATAATATAAGATAACATAAGACAATACCATAAAAAAAATGAACAAAAAAAGGACAAAAAAAGGAGAAAAAAATATATACCACAATATATAAAATGTAATATATAAACTGCATTTTATAAATTACAGTATACAAATAAAGCGATGCACTCATAATAATACAAAATAACACATAAACTACAACATATAAAACACAAAATATAAAACACAAAATATAGTTCACGAAATATAAAATGGGAAAAGAGGGTATGTGAGTTTTTTATAGTGTCTGTTTGATTTAAGTGAGTTTTTTATAGTATTTGCTTAATTTAAGTGAATTTATGCTTTTTATATACGTGTGTTGTATATATTATTGTGGTATAGTCTTGCAGTGTATTGTTCAGGAGCTTAGGGATGTTGGTGATAATCCGCGTGGTTTGAAGGTGCATTCCACGTTTGTTCGTCGTATAAGTAGGCGGTGTGGGCCTAATCCGCAGACGATTGAGATGGCGGTTGTTGAGTTGTTTCGCATTATTGATGAAGGAGATAGGCTACGTTATATTAAAATTATGGAGGAGGAGTATAGTAAATGGACGCACAAGACGATTTTGCAGACAAAAACGCGAGCGGTAAACTGATTTTGAGGAAAAAGCTTATGCTGCATTTGCCTTCTAAAACTTACGCAAGGATTATTGAATTCAGGAGAAGCAATGGGATGGCTTCAACCCAAGAGTCCATCCGTTATTTAATCAACTCTGGTTTGTTGGAGTATGAGAGTGGGGGTGAGTTCGCGCGTCGTTTAACGCGTATTGAGGATGCTTTACAAGCTAAGGGGGTGATTTAATTATTTTGATGACATGAGGCCGCATTATATTTTAGGGTGCTTTAGCTCCCTTACTGGAATAATATGCATCTATGATAATGAGTTCGTGAGCGGGTGGAGTCTCGTGTTTGCGGGAATCATGCTAATAATGGTTAGTGAATAAAATATGATTACAACAAGAGAAAGCATTAAAGGAATGCAGTCTATCGAAGAATTCACCCTCCGCTGCAGCAACAACCTCAACGGGTTCAAACTATTCAGTGAACGCCTCATGAACCTGAAAATCACACCATTCCAGCTGGAGTGGGTGAACGCTTTCGAAACACACGCCCGCTCAGTCATAGAAGCCCCCCGACAACACGGGAAAACAACCGTCTTGGCGGTAGCCTACCCCCTCTGGAAAATGTTTTACACCAAAGGCATCGACATCCTAGTAGTCTCCCACAGGATGGAACACTCCACAGACATACTCTCGGAAATGAAGCAACACATCTACAACAGCGAACTCCTCTACAGCCGCCTAGCCCCGAAAGACAAACGCAAGTTCGCTTGGCGCAAAACCACCCTCCAAACCAAAACCCACTGTAGCGTATCCTGCCGCCCCAACACTCACGCAATCTGCGGCGGAACCTACGATTACGTGCTTGCGGACGAAATCAGCCTCTTCCAAGACCACGACGTCTACTTTAAAGACATCACGCCCACCGTCGGAACCCGGCAAGGCCACATAATGTGTATTGGAACGCCGAAGACGGGAATCGACTTGCTCGCTAAACTCCGCGAACTCTCCGAGCAAACAGGCGCACACTACAAAAAATATTGTGCAATACTGGATGATGGCACACCCCTGTGGCCTGAAATGTACCCGCCCTCCGAACTCCAGAAAATCAAAGCATCAATGACGTCCCTCGACTTCCAGCGGGAATACATGTGCCAGCTTACGGACGAGCGCACTCAAGTCTTCCCCCTCTCTACCATCATCCGCTCATACGACCCAGACAGCTTCTACGAGAAAACAAGCATCCCAGAATGCCGCTACTACGCAGGCTCCGACCTATCCCGCTCCCCAGAAGGAGACTACAACGTTCACACCATAGTCAAAGCAGACGACAAAAACAACATCACCTTAGCCTACATCCAGCGGACTAAAGGCATGGACGTTGAAGCCCGCGCACGCCACATCGCTGAAATACACAACCTGTTTCATCCACTACGCCATCTTATAGACCAGTCTCTCGATGGTATGGCGGTCATAAACGAGCTCACAAGCCGCTTCAACATCCCCTGCTCTGGTTTCGTTTTCACGGCCGAACAACGCTACCGTATAATCACAAACCTAGTCCGCCTCATAGAACGCAACAGGCTGACAATCCCCTCCAAAGAAGGCGACTACTATACGGCCGAACTCACGCAAAAACTCACTAAAGAACTCGCTGACATAATCCGTGACACCACCCCCACAGGCCAGCCAACCTACAAAAGCCTTGGCAAACACGATGATATGGTGATGAGTCTTGCTTTAGCGATAGAAGCCGTTGGTGGCGTATTAGACTCCCCCAGCGGACTCTCAGACTATTTTATCGCAAGCGAGATTGAAGGCAAAATAAAGGAGCCGACGCGGTTCAAAAGCTCTCTCGCTCCAGCAGACGAATCCTACTTCATCTAAAAAATTAAATCCATTTAAATATTTGCGTGTGGTAAATAATAGAACCGAAGAGCTTCAGCTCTAATGAGGTGCAAAAAATGGGATTACTAGACTTTCTCCATTCCGAAAAACAGTCTGAGACATTCAACCTGAACGAGCAGCTTGATGAAATGATATCACAGGGTGCTAGACGCGAGACCGCACCCTCCCACCCAACACTATCCCGCATAAACCCCGCCCTCTTGGAACAACTCTACCATCAGGATGAGATAGTCTTCAACGGAGTGAACGTATTATCCAGCGTCTTCCTTTCAGCAGACTACGACATCATTTCCGAATCCAGCAAATGCCGCATCTACATCCGCGAATTCCTGCGTAAATGCGACTTCCCCTACATCCTCCAGCGCATAGTCCAAGACATGTGCATATACGGTAACGCGTGGATGGAGAAGATAACCAACAGCGACGACAAACTCGTTTCCCTAGCGATGCTCGACCCAAAATGCTTTGACGTCCGCAGGGACATGCGCCAGTGGCCAGTCTGCGATAAATACGGTTTCCCAGTATCCTACGTCCAATACATGGACTCTATGACCGCTCCGCCGGCGGGGGCGAAACTAATCCAACAATATGACCCGTGGGGTAACTACAGCAAGACAATAGAAATCCCGACAAACAATCTAGTCCACTTCACGCTATACACGGTAGGCAACGACCCGTTAGGTATTGGAATAGTCGAACCCCAGTATAATGTCACCCGCTCCAAACAAACAATCCGCCAAGGAATCACGCAATCCACTCAACGCATGGGCTTCCCCCTCATTGGCATGAAAGTAGGCGATAAAGACCATCACCCAACACCCCAACAACTCCAGTCCCTTTACGAGAAAACCCGCGACATAAACGAGAGAACCAGCTTCGTTCACGCCTACTTCATAGAACCCTACGTTCTTGAGTCAAAAAACGCAACCCAAATGCAGGCTCACTTAGAACACTACGAGAACGCTCAAATTGCTGCGATGGGCATACCAAAATCAATCGTTACTGGTGCTGGGGAGGAAACAAATCGCTCGACCCTCGAACGCCAAATCTATATTTGGGAGAAACGCAGCCGCCTAATCCAGCATAGAATATCCCACACTCTCGAATCCGACGTCCTGAAACAACTCGCCTCCCAAGTTGAAGCAAGCCAGCCTAAATTCGTTTTCTCCGAAATCTCTACCGAAAGCTTGTTCGGCAAAGTAGAACGCTGGACTGAGTTGACAAAAGCGGGACTGCTTCAGCCGGACGCTCCCCTCCACAAGTACATACGGGAGATGGAGCAGCTCCCAATCCCCTCCTCAGGCAATGAAAACATTACGCCAGAAAACGATTGAAAAATGGATGCCATCACGCCCGAAAACATGCTGTCGCATCTGACAGACTTCAAGATAATCAAAGACTGCATCTGCCTTATAGGCTCCTACGCCGAAAACAAGCCCCAGCCGCACGACATCGATATCCTAGTCCGCATGACACAGCCCAGCGACTACATGCGGCGTGCAATAGAAACCCGCATCCGCAAAATGCTCCCCGAACAGTCTGAAAACATCCACTTCGTTTGGGGGGATTCTGAAGGCGCTCACGACACTGTCATACCCTTATATGATTTAAAGCTTGAGAGAATCCACCCCACAGTC